GTGTAAATCAAACAAAGGAAATATTAGTAGTTGTATTAGTACGGCTAATATAAAACCACTACCTACATCTATTACACTTTCAAATACATCACTCATCTTTTTTTCTTCTTTTTTGTTATGTGTTGATAGTCTAGGTATTGTGAGCACCACTCATAAAAACTATCATTATTAGCAGGCCAACATTGAGCAAACGCTTTATCTTTTCTTTGTTCTTTATATTCTGCTCTTACTTGTTCTTCGGTTAGTTTTTGTTCTTCACTCATTATCTTTTACTCCTTTTATATAAGTATTCTGCAACTTTATAAATTCTATGCAAATTAGTAACTGAGTCTTTCCAATACTTATCCATTAAAGGTTGTGCTAATCTTCGTATTGCTTTATCTTTTTTAGAAGTTCTTACACCTGCTTCAAATACTGCACCACTTGATGTTTTTGCCTCTATATAACCTACCTCATATTTTTTATTATTCATACAAAAATCTCTTTCATAGTAAATTTACACTTTGTTAAATTATACTTGACAAATGGTTTTAATTTGGTAATCTTAAATGATTTCTCAGGCCAGATAATTGTCTCTTTAATTTCTTTATCCCAACGATTAATAAACGAAAGAATATTATCAAAAATGATGAGCGATTGTACTGTGATCTTTCCTGAAAGTAGTAACCGTAACATTCTAGGATGCTGGCCTTTATCCACATTAAACATGTCATCAAACCGAAGCCTATTAGAATCAATGACATCATTAACCAATACACAATCGTTTCTAAAGTTATACGAAAGAGATTGATTATACTTTTTCCATTTATTGTAAACGGTTTCACCATCTGCTCTAACTAAGTTTCCTATCCATGTTTTACTGTTATGAAAGAAGTTGCTAACAAAATAATCTAACATCTCTTCCTTATTGTATTTAGTTGTAAGTTTATGAAAAAAAAATCTATCATTACGTTTTAAAAAAGTATTAAATGATGAATTTACTTTGGCGTTATGCTTATAAAAGTCATAACTATCGGAAGTAAAATGCAACTTAATAGCAAGATATAAGGTATAAGCTTCATAACTGTTCATACTGGTAAAACTGCGGTACTTGACTTTTCAATTAAATTCAGTTTTTCTGCCTCTGCTTGTATTTTTTCCTTTAGTGATTTGTTTATAAGAGGACCCACAGATGATGCATCAATATCGTTATCTTCACAATATTTTAAAACTGCATCCATGTATGGTATCTTTTTATCTTTGACAATTGCCTCTATTGTTAGGGCAAACTTTTTACTATTCATAAGCATTAGAATTTTCTTACTATGTGTTTTCTTAGTGCTCTTGTTAGTTCTTCGATTTTATCTATGATTGATATTAAACTAGGATCAGTTATGTATTGACCTTGTTCTTTTAATTTGTCATATTCTTTTAATGGTATAGTTACCGTTGATTGCTCATTCTCATAAGTCATATCATGCTCATGTGAATCTCTATCAATATTTTCTGTCATAATTACCTCACTTTATTAATATATTATATCAGATAAATCTAATTTGTCAAGCCTTCAATAACATGCACATCATAACCATGAAATAGCATACAAGTTTCTTGTACACCAGGTACATTAATAGTTACTAATTCTTGTTTTTCGTCATTGACATATCTAGTTAGCATGTACACAGGATCACCATCAGGAGCAGCACCTTTTCTACCTACTGATAATGAGCTTACTTTAAAATTATGATCAAGTATATACTCGTTTACGTCATTAGGCAAACCACACATTACAGGTACCTGTCTACCAAAATAAAGATAATCTTTACCATTTGTATGCTCAGCAAATACAATACTTGAATACAATGTAATTATTAATGTTAGAATAAGTTTTTTCATTTGTTAAGTCTCTTTCGACTTAACTATTTATACTTTTACTTTAGTTTTTCGATCTGTCTATTGAAGAAGTCTGTAGCGTGTTTATAGAATAGCTCTTGGTGTTCTTTAATTTTATCAACACCATGCACCCATTCTTGTACAAACCCGTCTTCACAAGCAGCAAGTATAACAGTTTGTTCTATCTTTTTATTAGGAAACAATTCTTCAAACATTTTAGCATATGCTGAACATTGTAAGAAATTGCCATAATTATAATCTTCATCTCGTTTTTTTGTTGAGGTCTTAAAATCAATTACAGATAGTTTGCCTCTATATTCAGCGACACAATCCACTTGACCTGCAACACCTATTTCTGGACTATAAAGATATTCCTCTATACAGTGTATGTTATCAATTCTTGCAAGATAGGGTTTTATTATTCTAAACAAACCAAGTGGTGTGACAGTTGTTATGCCTATTGATTTTTCATCTTGGTTCTTTAGGTGATTTTCTATTAGGGTATGTGTTGATTTACCTCTAGTTGTAGCAGATACAGAAATATAGTTAGCCATTTTTTCACCAACTGCATTTCGCCATGCGTCTATTTTCATTTTTCTTTCAGGTATTGAACCCAATATAGAGGTAACGGAAGGCATATTTTTACCATTGATGGTGTAATATCTTACACCATTTTGATTCTTACCTTTCACACCTAAATTTTTAGGCAATACTGATTCATCTAGTTTTACATAATTAAAAGCCATAATATACCTTCCTTATTATAATATAATCATTATATCACTTATTACAAGTTAAGTCAAGCCTCAAATACCCTTAGTCATGTATGCTTGAATTATCTTGTCCTTTTCTCTTATTTGTTCATCATTAAGACGTTCAACAGCTCAACTAGGATCATACGGTTCGTACACCGTCTTACCATCATCATTTCTGTATGCTCTTAATACTTGTTTTCTATTTTCCTCTGGATTTTTATATGAACAATGAATCCATCCACTGTTTGGTTCCTCTGGATTATGAAACTCTAAAATAAGCTGATCAAAATCTATGTTGTCAATTATGTATTTTGCTAATTCAGCATTAGGCAATCCAAAGATTTCAAAGTCCGCAGCCTGGCCTTTAGCGTGCTGTGACTTCATACTTGATCCTATTTTTACACATAATTCAGGTGATCTGTATCCACTTGATACTGATACTACCTTACCATAGTGATCTCTAACTTTTTGTAGAACATTATCACATAGTTTTTTTAAATTATCCATATGGTCTTCGCTTGGATTATTACTAATACCATGTCTATCTGCTGTTTGAGAAGCAGTTAGTTCTTTAAGCGAAAAGTTTTTGCTTAGTTGCATTTAATTTATCCTTTGCATTTAGTTTTATTTTCTTTAAGGTTCTTACATCAAACCATAATTTAGATGATCTATCGTTTCTTCTTTTTTTCTCAACTTCATTCACCGCTCGTTTTAATTCTTTGTGATGAGCTTTTATTTCTAACATATTATCCCCTTGTAAGTTTTAACAATTTGTCCATTTGAGCCTTGATGATTGGTCCTCTATTTGGCCAATGTATATATGGTTCATTAGACTTTGATAGATTGTATAAAAAAGGTAATACAATCTTTTCAATTTCTTTAAACTTTGCTTGAATATCAGCGTCCTGTACCTCTTTTGTTACTGCGTCTTGCTCAGCAACAATCTGCATAATCTCATTCATTGATGACTTAATATCAGAAACGTCTGATTTAATTTTTGATAATTCTAAATTTGAGTTCTCTATTACACTCGGGTCAATACTCGGTTGAGTTTCCTCTGCTGGTTTTTGAGATACAGGAGTGAAACCATAGTCCACATCCGTATCAAACTCTCGCATAAAATCAGGTATATCTGCCATGTTTCCTCCTAATTAAAAAGGGCAGGACGAGCCTGCCCCATAGTTGATTTATACAATAAGCGGATTGACTTATTCGACTCAGGTATACGACCGTTGTGTTTCAGTTGCTCGCTTTGTATATAATTATTTATTTTTTGCACGTTGTCTAGCTTTGTGTTTTTTTATTGCTTGTTCAGTTTTTACTTCTTTAATGCCTCTTCTACGGTGTTCTTTACCTAAAGGACTTGTAGGATGAGCTTCAGCAACTTTACTCAATACCTCCTTAAATCCTTGATCGTTTTTGTAACTAACTCCACTAACACCACCCACTATATTTACAGTATGTATTTGTTGTTTAACATGTTTATTATTTTCTAAGTAATCTTCCATTTCAGAAATGGTCATCATTTCATCATAAGTTTTTTTTGTTTTAGAATTATAAAATGTATAGATTGGCATTAGCAAGATTCACAGCATCTAAGGGATAGGTGATAAAGTAATTGACTAACTTCCTCTTGCATATCTTCTAATATACTTTCAATATCATTAAAAAATGCTTTTTCATTTATCTCCTCTATGTATGAGGCAAACTCATTTATTCTATCTCTATCGGATTTAACCCTTGCAATTAGGTCATTTAGATCAGCATAATTAATTACATTTGCTCTATATTCTGCATTAAATTTAATTCTGTTACCATGTTTACCTTGCCATGTTTCTACAAACCTATCATTTAAATTATTAAACTTTGTATAAAACTCACTAAGACCTTCATGCTCAGAATATGATTTAGTTTGCCAGTGAGCAACTTGCATATTATTTAAAAAATGTATATTTTGATTTACAAATTCTGATACTGTATTACTGTTAAATTTTATCATTGTTTTCCTCTTGTTTATTTAGTGATGCAATACCGTCAGCAAACCATTTAGGCATAACTGCACCATGTTTTTCCCATTTAGCAAATCTTACTTTTTCTAATATGTAATACTTACGAT